TAGAGTATGCGCGAGGCATGGGGACGTGGACCCATACGCATTGCTTGCAGTATCCAGACGGCAAGCGGACATTGGTGGATATATTTGGGAGTAAGTGGCATGGATGAAGAAAATGTAAACATGGTGATGCTTGGTTTGTGGGCTCTTTAGAGGTAGGTTTGCATGGACAGTCACCTTTCTCTAGCCACCGTTAAGCCAATTCACATGGCGCAAAACGGCGAAGTTATTGGCTATTTGGAAAAGCTTTTAGGGCAGGCAAAGGAAGGGAAAATATTGTCTTTGTGCTGCGTCTTTAGCGGTCCTGATGGCTCGGAGCATGGCTGGCGCATAGCTGGAGGCAGGCAAGACACCTCTCTTTTGGGGGAGGTGCACCTAATGCATTCAGATATGACAGACATGTTTTTATCCGCTGACCGAGATTCGACAATAGGAGCCCTGTATTTTGATTAGCGTCCAGACAAAAACTGTAAGCTTGATCGAGGTCTGCATGAACGTGTCGATTGGATTCTGCGTCTCTTTCGCGGCTTGGCCATTCGTTGCTGAAGCCATGGGATACCCATACAGCGTTACGCACAACTTTGCGGTCACCGGCTTCTTTACCGTCCTTAGCGTTGCTAGGGGCTACATCGTCCGCCGATTCTTTGCGCGCGGTCTTCACAGCACAGCAATTAACTTAGCAAGGAGACTATCAAATGCCCATCGGTGACATCCACAGTAATGAGCCTGGGAGCGGGGCTCGGTACAACGACGGGAAACCTCGTCTGGATTTGGTGCCAGCAATGTATTGGCAGCGTGCCTTCGAGGAGCTTGTAGACTCCAGTTCTTGGGCTCATGAACACACACCGGGTTACCGTTCGTTTGGTGAGGCTCTGTCGTACCTTAAAGCTATGCAGCATTGGGATAGGGCGCACGGTAATCAGCCGTATCCACGTCTAAATATCTTTGATCTGGAGCATGGGGCCGCCGTTTTCGAGTACGGAGTTACAAAATACGCGGCATGGAACTGGGCAAAAGGCATGCCATGGTCTGTTCCTACGGGGTGCGCTTTAAGGCATATCACAAAGATCATAAAAGGCGAAAAGGTTGATGATGACTCGGGCCTACCTCACTGGGGTCATGTCGTATGCAACCTGATTATGCTTGACTGGTTTGCCCAGTACTACCCGGAAGGCGACGACATGCGCCTGCCGCTTGCTTCAGGTATAATGTCGCCAACAGCACCTGAGACGGACGGCGATGACGGACCTAGTAAGAACTGCTAATAAGATTAGGCAGAAGATCGAGGACACGCCCGGTATTACGGCGTCAACCATTGCCCAGGAGCTGGGAGTGTCCAAGGGTCGCGTATCTCAGGTCGTCGCGGTCATGCGACAATCTGATGAAGTTATGCAAAAAAGAAACGGCAGGGAGGTTGAGTTGCACATGACCTCAACCGCAACGCGACGCAAAATAATCCGAGAACGGTGGGCCTAAATGCAAAAGCTAAATGTAAGAAGCGTGTCAGATTTTGAGCGCAGGTTTTCAGAAGACGAGGAAGACCGCAAGAGCTGCGCAGAGCTAAAGGCCCAGCTCGCTAAAGATATAGCTGAGTTTTTGCGCTCCGGCGGAGAGATTCAGATGTTGGAGTCTGAGGATCTTCCCTCTCGCCTGCAGACTGGGGCGTGGTAATGACCGACCTCTTGACCGTAGCCGCCCCTATAATTCGGGAAAACGAGGGGGTTAGGTCCAAGCCGTACGAAGACACTGTGGGCGTCTTGACCATTGGGATTGGACGTAATCTTGAGAAGGGTTTATCCGCCGACGAGATCGAATATTTGTTTCGCAACGATCTGGAGGAGGCCTTGTCTGAGGCGGAAAGGTTTAAGTACTTTTCAGGCTTGAATATTGCTCGTCAGTTTGCTATTTTGGATATGTCGTTTCAGCTGGGATTTGCTCGGCTCAACGGTTTCAAAAAAATGCATGCCGCCATGACAGCTGGGGACTACTACGCTGCCGCAGACGAGTGCCTAGACTCAAAGTACGCACGGCAGGTTCCGCGCCGAGCGGCCAAGGTTGCGCAATGCATCCGCACAGGGAGAATGCCATGAGTAAAGTTACCGACCTTTCGGGCGGGGTTGCATCCAACCCACCTCGAACAGCAACAAATGTGATTTATAAGCAGTCTGACTACGCATCTACCGTTCTGGCGCTGGAGGGTCAGTCGTCCGTGGAGGTTGACTACCGGTTTTCAGGGCGTAACTTTACGCGACGAGATCGGACGATTAATCCACGCAGGAGCGAATAAGTGATCATTCGAGAGCTGGCCATGAAATGCCGCGAGCTGGAAGCTGGCGGGCTGAGGGCGCGGGAGTTTGAGCGAAGGATGCGAGATGCTAACGCGGCGGGCATTGCCGTGATTGCAAAGAGGAAGGCTGCAGCCCTAAAAATCAGACAGGCTAGATTTGCGTAATGGCGCACGGGAAGGGCCGAAGGCAGAAAAGCAGCGAGCTGATGTGGCGTGCATTCGCTCAAGCGTACATCATCAACTTCAACGCGCGAGCCGCTGCCATATCTGCGGGGTACTCGGAGCGGACTGCCAGGACGCAGGGGTCAAATCTCCTCGCGAAGCCAGCCGTCCAGGCGCTGATCGCAGAGGAGCTAGAGAAACGTACACAACGGGTCCAGGTGGATGCAGATTGGGTGCTGCAGAGACTTATACAAGAGGCTGAAGCAGACCTGGCTGACATCTACACAGAGAGCGGCGCAGTTAAACCGATCCATGAGTGGCCAAAGATATGGCGTCAAGGCCTTATGATGGGTATTGATACGGAGCAAAAAACCACCCAAGATGAGTTGCAGGAAGTCGTTACTATTGTTAAGCTTAAGCAGTCTGATAGGCTTAAGCGCATTGAGCTTATAGGCAAACACACGAACATCAATGCCTTTAAAGAAGTGATCGAGGTGCAGTCCAATGACCTTCCGTCACTGCTGACAGAAGCCAACGAACGAGCGGCGTCAATGCGCTCAAAACTAGGACTAAAGGGGTGAGTTTTTATGTGGGATAAATTTGTAGCATGGCTTAAATCGTTGTTGTCTGGCGCTGTATTGCCCGACAGCTCATTTGATCGCAAGCCAGCCAGCGTGCCGCGCGCGCAGTGGAACCCGCCGACAGAGGATCCTGTGGAGGCGCTGACCTTTGAAGATCTATCGGCTAATCATGAGGCGGCGGTCAATGATGATGAGGGTATGGGTGCCCTGCTCCGCCTGCTTAACGTGTTGGCTGAGCGCGCCGAAACCGACCAGGGCGTGATCGAAATCCTGATCACTGACTACGGTCGAGAGCGACTGGCCTTGGCTTCAGACCGGATCAACTGGGAAGAGATTATCCCTCGATACCCGGACGCCACGCTGGCGCTGATTACTGGGCGCGGAACCAATTGGCAGTTCACCACCGGATCGGCTGCCAAAATCCGCAGGCTGGTGGCGCAGGAACGGGCTGGACGTCGGATCTTAAATGTCCCTCTGCGCAATGGAATGGATGATTCCGGGGAGCAGTCCAGGTCATGAATTTTGCGAGAATGTTTGAGATCAGCGACACACAGCTGCTTGCTCAAGCTCTGCGAAATAAAGATGGGCTGTACTGCATCCAGTTTTCAATATACGGCGGGTCCGAGTTCGATGTTGTCGATATGACTATTCCATTTCCAAGCGAATTTCAGCGCGATTTAGCTTTTCGTGGACTAAGCAATTTGGAGGCTGCACATTTTCATGATGCCCTGTCGGCACAAGTGGCTGCCCAAAAGCGGGCCGCTGATAACAATAAATAGCCGCAATAGAAATGCCTTTAGAGCCTTCGGGCTCTTTTTTTTATTTAAAGTTTGACACCGCTGTATAGTAAGACTATGCTCCATTGATGCCGCATTTCGCGGTCACTTGGAGTAATACCGTGTGGATAATACCAAAGACTTACCCACTGCAATTTCTTTTTGCACAGGATATGCTGGACTCGAAAGAGGACTTGATCTTGCAGGCTGCCCGCATAGAATCCTCGCTTATGTGGAGATCGAAGCACGGAGTAGTTCCACAGACGGCGGCTAAGGCGTGGTCTGTTCTTTCTCGTGAGCTTAATATGATATGAAAAAAACGCAAGCAGATTACGATCAAGCCTATCGCGAGCGCGCCGGAGCGGCAGGTATGCGCCGAGTCACCGTTATGGTTCCTGAGAATCAGGTACAATACATCAGGCATTTGGCTGGAGTATTGAGGAATGGCAGCGGCACCACTAACGGCGGACCAGCGGGAGGCGGAAGAGGCTCTCCAGCGTGAGATAGCGAAGTACGTCGATGACCCTCTGGGGTTCGTGCTGTTTGCCTTTCAGTGGGGTAAGGGCGACCTAGAGGGTCATATGCCAGATACATGGCAGGCGCAGATCTTGGAAGATGTGCGCCTGCTTTTAGAGCAAGACTTTGACGCCAACCAGCAGCATGCCGTATCCAGCGGCCACGGCGTCGGGAAGACGGCAGGGGTTGCCTTGCTAATACTGTGGAGCATGTCCGTCCGGCCTATGCTGGCGGGCGTTGTCACCGCAAACACCCAGTCCCAGTTAACCAAAAAAACGTGGCGAGAGCTGGCTATCTGGCACAAGCGCATGATAAACGCGCACTGGTTTGAGTGGACGGCAACTAGATTTCAGCACGTCGATCACAAAGTCGAGTGGGGCATCGACGCGATACCCTGGACTGAGCATAATTCAGAGGCCTTTGCCGGTCTGCATGCGAAGTATGTGCTTGTCATATTCGACGAGGCTTCTGCTATCGTTGACAAAATCTGGGAGGTGACCGAGGGCGCGCTTACTACCCCGCGCTGTATGTGGTTTGTTTTTGGAAACCCCACAAAAAATACGGGCCGATTCAGGGAGTGCTTTGGAAAAAACAAGCATCGCTGGAGTACCAGGCAGATCGACTCCCGCACATGCAAGATGACCAACAAGGCGAAGATTAAGGAGTGGGAAGAGGATCACGACGAGGACAGCGACTTCATGCGCGTCCGCGTCCGGGGTGAGTTCCCGCGCTACGGCACCAACCAGCTGGTTTCAAACGATGATGTCCATGCGGCCCGCAAGGCGAACATTGGCCTTGACGAGTACATATTTTTCCCGAAAGTAATAGGCGTGGACGTAGCGCGATTCGGTCAGGACGAAAGCGTTATTCTAGTCCGCCAGGGTCGCAAAGTGCTTTGGAAAAAGGAGTATATGGGCCTCAACAACATCCAGCTTGCAGCCCGCGTATCTGAGGCGTGGCGCAACGAAGGATCCTCTGCCACGATCTTTGTGGACGAAGTTGGCACCGGGTCCGGCGTGCTGGACAGCCTGACCACGATGGGCTATCCGGCCATAGGAATCAATGCCGGGTCTCGCGCAGAAAACGACAAGCTGTTTTTTAACAAGAGGGCTGAGATGTGGTGGCGCATGGCTGAGTGGATCCGCTCCGGTGCCGACATACCGGACGACTCGCTGCTATGTGACCAGCTGACTGCGCTGGAGTATTCATATGACCCAAAGGAACGGGTTAAGATGGAGAGCAAGGACGACATGAAGGAGAGGGTGCCAGAGATCGGTTCGCCGGATCGGGCGGAGGCGCTGGCGCTTACTTTTGGAGAGATCGTGTCACCTGTCAACATGCAACAAAGCTTCGAGCCGTCACCTGAACCCATGGATTATTAAGAGGCAATACGATGAGCACATCAAAAAGGATTATGCAAGATATGCAAAGCATGTACCGAGAGATTCAAAATCCTGCATCTGGTGGCGTTGTTA